TTTTGCAGCGAAGTAATCGCGCAGCGTCATGCCGCCAGAGCTGACTTCGAAACCATGTAATTGACCAACTTCGTCGCGCTCCACGATAGAATCGCACGGGAAAGCGCGCCCTCCAGTTTTATTGCTCATAAATCCTCTTGGCCTTATCGCGGCGAACGGAACGGTTAATACAAGACTTCTGCGCTTGTGCGGCAAAACAAAAAAAGTGGCGGTGGATGGCCGCCGGTTGTCATAACGAAACAGGCTCTTAGAACCCGTTTGGGTATGAAAAAAGCCGCTGGTTAGGCGGCTTATCTACTCACAGATTTTCGTCGTAAAACTTTTTGATGTGCTCTGCGAACAAGGCTTCATCAAATGAACCAGCGTCTATATCACCATCCTCAAGCCATACACCGCCTTCGCCGAACTGACTGATTGTGATATTGCCAATAGTCACGCTGTTTGCCTCACCGTTGTCGGTTGATGGATTACATTTTGTTTTGCCAAACTTCATCGTCTTACCCTCTGTCGTTACCCGCTGATGCGGGAGAAATGCTTTGTGGTGGAGTGCTCCGGATTCGAACCGAAGTTTTCATGGGTGATCAGTCCATGCAGGCCCAGCCACACCCCACTACAAAACATTCCAGTTACGCACCATTGCCGCTCTCCCTGAGCCCGCCGGGCGTCCGACGCATGGTTTACTGTCGCGCCGTTCGACTGACCGAATCTCCACTCCGCCGCTGGCTAACTTCGCTCAGCTGTCGATGTTTCGTTTCGATGGGTTGATAATGTACTAGTAGTTCATTCATGTAAAGTACCAAAAGTACATTTTATGTGAATGGGAAGTTCATATGTGATTATCTTTATGAACTTTAAGGAGAAATATTTTCTATTTTTTTATTGATTGAGGCGTGGAGGATTAGGGCTGGTTTGATTTTTTATAGGTTCGTCACATCAACAAGCCTTGTGCGGCCATTGAAAGTTGCGAAAAGGCCGCCGTCTGGCTCAACAACTGAAAGTTCAGCGTATCGAAGGAAGTCTGTTTTGATCACAGACATCAACACCTCTCCGGTATCGATATTTATAACCTCAAGCCGGTGCGCGTAAAAATCATCTTTGTTTTTGCTACCGGCAAACGATAGGGCGATATAGCGGCCATATTCAGATATGGCAGAACTAATGATATGAGTGGAAGTTTCTATCTTGAATAGCTCTCTTCCGGTGTTATCCATGACTATGGCTGCAGCCATGTTGTTGTCTTTGCCGGTATGGACAGAAAATAAAAATCGTCCGTTAACAGCTATGCATTGAGGCTTAGGAGAGAACTGTCCGCCAAGCTTAACCATGAACATGAATCTTTCATTATTCAAAACCGCCAGAGTGTCATCTCTAAGGTTGCTTTCATCACGCTTAAAAGCCCCTAGTTGCCACCGTTTATCTTGGCTTAATTTGCAGGTTATGAAGTAGTCGCCAAGCTCGTACAAGGCGCTTCCATCACTCAGATCTGTAACCTTAATTGCTTCCATGCTTAACTTCCTCAGCTATGAAATCTGTATGCCCTTGACTGGCTTACCAGCACTTTCGCGCAGATGCGGAGAGAAGAAAAATCACCATCTTCGATGTACCAGGTCTCATACTTTTTGTTGTCTGATATCACAGCTAATTTTTTGTGCTGCTTTTGAAGGCGCTTAATGTAGAGATCATTGTCCAGAACGAAGATGTATATGCCGTCACCGTCAAAGCAGTCGATGCTGACGTCGACGAAGATCTGGTCTCGTGGCTCGAACGTGCCAGACATCGAATCGCCATTCACAGCAATCATTTTTATGTGGTCAGCTGGGCGCCCACCGAAGACTGTACGAGCCTCTTCGTTTGAATACTCTATGGATCTGATGGTCTCAATGAATTCATCTCGCACGAGAACTCCCTGCCCAGCACTAGCCTGAATATCGAAAACGTCTACACGGAAAGAATCGTCCCTCATCGCCATATGCCCTTCAGATATGCCATCTGCTGCACTATCGCCTAACAGGTAAGACGAGGATGTGCCAATTATAGCCGCCAGTTCCTGCAGCTTCCCACGTCTTGGAATAGCCTCCCCATTGAACCACTTGCTTACTGCTTTTGGCGTTAGCTTCATTCGCTTGGAAATTTCAGCCTGACGCCCATGAGCAGGTAAACCAGCTTTATCGCAGGCCAGCGCTAGCCGTTGGGAAAACTCTGTACGCGCTTTCTCTTCTTGAACCATAGGTTCAATCATAATATCACTTGCGTGAACTATCAGTTCCGACATAATATGTACTTACAGTTCAATTTGAGGGTTAAAAAATGCAACCTAAAAACCTTGGCGACATCATCAAGCAAATCCGTGTACCGGTGGTGGCGAAGGCTTGCGGGCGCACTCCCCGCGCTATCTATAAGTGGATTAATAGCGGTTGCCTGCCGCGCACCGATTACACAGGCGAAACAGGCTATGCGTCCAAAATAGCAGCTGCATCTGGTGGTCAGTTTACCGAAAACCAGATTCTTGAAATCAGTAAACCTAAAGCCGCCTGACCGGCGGCCCTAACAACGAAAGGGAAAGCAATGCATTCACTTGCGTATCAACACAATACCGGAATACACCCGGGAGCGGTGATAAACCGCGCTCAACCTAAAGCGGCGCCAGACCACGAAAAGATCCGCGATGCGGTCCGGGCATGGTCGTCGGCGCTGGACAATCAGGACGCATAG